CACTCGCCGCGAGCTCTGCCGTCTCCGCAGCTGTCGCGTTGCGCGTGGCGCGCTCCACGGCCTCCTCGGCAGAGGCGAGCTGGAGGTCTGTCACCGAGCGCCGGGTTAGGACATCCTCAAGACGCAGTTCAGCGATATACTGGACAGAGGCGGAGTTCGCAGCCTGTCGGTGGGCAGTGTCCAGCTTAGCCTCGGCAGCGTCTACAGCCGCCAGTGCAGCACTCACCTCGGCAGTGTCTGCACTTACTCGTACAACCGGATGTAGGGCGTTTACCCGCTCAGCGGCAGCGGCAACCTCATCGAGCTGGGCTGTGGCTCCTGTGTCGCTGACACTTCCGCCGACGTTGAAATCAACCTGCTGGTTTCTGTACTTCGCATACATCTCATCCAGCGCGGCAGAAGCCTCTTCGGTGGATGCCTTGACCTTGATGTTGAGCGGATTCTCGCTTAGCTGGGCCTGAAGCTCATCCAGCTTTTTCTTGGTCTCAACGTCATCGAATTCTGCTGTGACCTTGACCTTGAGGTCTTGGATTTTCTTGACAGCATCTTCAATGTCTTTACGGAAGAAGTCATCAATAGCCCTGATCTGAACGGAGGCGGATCCGATGATGGTCATGGCTGACGCTCCGGCTCAGATAGGGTTATTGATGTTGACATGCTGGCTCCGAAAGTGATACTGTTTGGCTACTAGCCAAGGGGTTTTTCGAACCCGACATACCCGTCTTCGGTTTGGTCCGCGTAAACAATGGGAGGGCTGTATTTTGCGACAGAGCCGACTCCCTCAATTCTATCATACAGTTTGTCTAAAGCTGTACGGACTTCCTTGAGGGCTCCCTGTGATTTAGTATTGGCGAGGGCGTCTGTGACGACCAGATAGTCGATGACGTTGAAGCAACGCTCCGCATCTAGGTCGTCAAAGACGGTCCTGAGGTCCACGCCATTGACCAGCTGCTGGGCATCAAAGTATGCCCAGCTGTGGAGAAAGATGCGTCCGACCTCTAGGACGCCGGTGTAGGGCGCGCGGTCTGCTCCTCGATGAGGAATGAGACGATTTCCGATAGTGTATCAACTTCGATGTTGTTTTCGGGGTCCTTGACCAGAGCGTAAAATTTCTTGTACTGCTCGGCATTCATGGCACTCTTCAGATACTCCAGAATTCCCTTTGCGGTGGAGGCTGAATTCTCATCCGCCGTAGCGATGAATTCCAGCAGGGCCACACCAGAGACCTTGGGGTAAGCCTCGAACTCCTGACCCAGCAGCTCGAATGGGATCGGCTTGAGGGTTACATCCCTTTTTGCAGGGGTGAAGGACTTCATTTTACGAACGGCCATGTCATTCCTTATTTATATCAAACGTCAGTTAATAACCTTGGGGAGGTTGTCCAAGAAATACCTGTTGGGTCTTGTTCCCGGATGGTGTACAAGCTTGGCATACACAATTCTACCACGGCTGTAAAAGCGGAGTGTTTTTGCTTTTACCGGTACAATGATATGCGGACGGCTTCCTTCATGATGCAGAAGGGCAATTCTATTGTCTGATTTAACGGTGGCAACGAGCTGTCCTCCCTCGATAGTTATTTCATATCGAATGGACCGTTCAAGGTCTCCGGTTTTCTTTCCGACCTGCCGTTTTGCCATCAGCACGAGGAGGTCGGCCTTGTTCTTCAGATGGGTTCCAACCAGTCCTACCTTGGAGTGCAACAGCTCGTCCCAGCCCGCTTGGTCTTCATGAAACTCAGCCATTTAGATCACGAGAATCAGATTCAGAACCATGGCCTGAAGACCGCCCTGCGGCAGACCTGCGGAGACATCCACGATGCCGGTTTTGGTGAAGGTGTTGGTTGCAGCACGTAGTCCTGCCTCCAGCAGAACGGCAGCGTCCACCATCTGCTCCTTGGCCTTCAAAGTGAGGGTATCCGGTGTCGGAGGCCGTCCCGAGTTGCCGGGAGTGGGTAGACTCCGGACAACCTCTATAAAGAAGGTTGCGGTGCGCGGATCATCAATCCGCACCGGGGTCTGCGCCTGATTTCCGGGGAGCCCGGAGTAGGCCATATCCAAGGACACGGTTACCTGCTCGCCGTCGTGCACAGTGGTGGCTCTGGCCCCCGCATTGAGGTATTGGCGGGCCGGAAGGGTGACACCGTACTCTGCGTAGACGGACTGGACGGTGCTGAGGATCATTTCTGCGAGGTTTACTATCTCGTTAGGATCCTGCATACCCATTAGTCAAGAATCGCATTCAGCTTCTTGACGGCGGATGCCCGGTTGGCTCCGGCCTCTTCGGCTTTCAGGGCCAATGCGGCGCGGCCCTTGTCCTCACCCACCCAGTCCAGAATGGTATTGACGGAGCCTTCAGGAACGACTTCCTCTGCCTCCACAGGCACGGCTGCCGGAGCGTCTTCGACCACAGCCGCTGTAACAGCAGTGTGTCGGGCTGATGTGGTTTTGGCCGCATACGGGTCCGTGAAATTATCGTTCGTCAATTTATTCTCTCTCCGCGAGGTTTGTCAGGTGAGAACACCTTCGGTTTCTTTTTTGCCTTGTCGGGGTTTGCGGCGGTAAGGAACAGGTCAATCTCATAGATGCCTGTCTTGCCATTCAACAAGAACGTCTGGGGGTCCAGCACGGTAAAGGTCTCGCCCTGCCGTGTGACTGAGGAAATGCGTTCCGGAAGGGTGCACAACGGATCGTCGTTTAGGGCGTAGATCATCTCATTGGCAAGCCGGATTGCTGCACGTTTTCCGGCCATCGGGACCGCTACACCGTGGGTGTAGGTGATGACCATCTCGTTGACGGGGTCGAATACCCATGGGATGGCATTGGCCCGCACCAAATACGCACTGTTGCGCAGGGTGTAGGTGCTGGGGTCCATGACCTCCCCGTGCCAGACAACGGACTGCACTGAAATAACAGGGCTCTGGCGCAGGCGCAGGTTCCGGACACCGGAGACGAATCGGGGGATGTTGGTCACCTGACCGTTGATGACGGTCGGGGTGAGGGACATGTCCACATAGTTCTCGGAAGTGAAAACGTCGGTGGAAGTGCCGATGCCGGGATACTTCTCCGCAGTCAGCTTGTAGAGGATCCAGCTAGCCTGCTGCACGGCCATATCGGTGTACGGACCGCTTGGGTCAGCCGTATCCGAATTGTTTAGCCATAGGGTAGGCATAAACCCTCCAAAAGGTAATTATCTATTCTAAAGTATATCATAGAAAAAACACAAATGGCTGGCCTCCGAAGAGACCAGCCATTCATTGTGGCGGTTAGCTAACGGCTTGGTAGCCCTTGCCTGTCGGGATGGTCGCACACCGGGCGTACGCGTAGGCGCGGTCCGAAATGTACTGCCAAGTCGGGGCTCCCGGCCCGGTTCCGAAGCCGGAGTTCGGTGTTCCGGTTCCGGTGAAGTCGGTGGCCAGAAGGCCTTCCTGAATCACGCGGTTACCGGTGAGCTGGAGCTTGACTGCCGGAAGGATCCACTGCCAGTACGGGTTGACTGCTGCCGGACGACCGTTGACGATGGCGTTGGACCAGACCTCGACAGCGACGCCGTTCGGGTTGGAGTCAACACCGATCTGGGACGCGGCCCAACCGACAGAGTTTCCGCTCAAGTCAGTGATGAGGCCCTGTCCGGTGAGCATGGCTGTCAGCTCCGGATCAGGCTCAGTGATGCCGAGAGCGACGGTGACGTGCTTCAGGGTGTCCGGGGTCAGGAAGGTTGCGGCGACCTGTCCGGATGCGTTCTTCTGCGTGTATTCCGTACCGGCTTCGTAGACGGGGGTGATAGTGAGCTGGATGAATCCGTCAGTGACGTAGGACGCACTGGGACCCTTTACAATTGTTCCGTCAGCAGCGAGCTGGCTGACGCGGATAACAGAAGCGGAAATGCTTGCTGCGTGATCTTGTGCCATTGAAGGTATCTCCTAAGATTTAGGCGTAGTCGAGGGTTAGGTCGATCAGCACGGCGTAGAGGTTTGAGGTGGACCACGTCACGGCGGCGGGCCGGTCAGCGTAGTAGGCGATGTTGTTGATGCTTGAATCGACGGCCTGTGACAGCTTCTCCGGCACAATCTGGATCTCTCCGAGCTTCACCGTTACAGGGCCGGTGGCATACATCCATGCCATTCCGGCGGGTGCATCGGTGCCACCCGGCCCACGCTCGGTGTATCCGGACCCGGCGACCACCTTGTTACCGATGTGGGTCTCCAGAAACTTCTGGGAGTCCGTACCGCCGTGGTGCAGCTTCATGACTGATGCGACGGCCCACGGGGCGTGCAGGACGCCTGCCGAACCGATGGTGGCGCTTCCCAGCGCGCCCTCCAGCAACGCCTGTCCGTAGCGCAGCTTGACGCCGGTACCGGGGACCGGTGTGACATCAATAGCGGTGCTGTGGGCAAGGTAGCGGTTGTCGTTGGCGTCCGTGATCTTTTTCGCGATGTCGCCGTTCCAGAATTCGAATTCAATCGCTTTCTGGGTGACGACATCGAGTGCACGCTTGGCCTGTGCGAGTACTTCCTCATGGGGCAGTCCCATGGTGGAGTACTCGATGGAGGCCCGCACCTCGAAGGGGAAGTACGAGCGGTAGTTCATGCCGTTGGGGCTCTGTACGGCGGTAACACCCGTGCGGTCTGAACCGCCGATGACGAGCCAGTTGTCCGACTGGACTCTGGCGTCGGGAACCTCATAAATGAAGTTTCCGAGCCAGTTTCCGGACGTGTCCTCTACTACGTCAGTAGCTGGACTCAGGATACCGAAGGGGGATTTTTCTGGCAGGCTAGTCTTTACAAGACTGCTACTATTGCGTTCCAAGGAATCTCCTGTGTATACTGAGTCCAGCTACTGGCTTTTGTTGCTGATTGCTATTAGTTGGCTACGACAACGGTTGAGGATGAGGCACCGAGGATCGCGAGGTTGCTCGTGATACGCAGGGACTCGACACCGATCTTCGCGACACCTTCGAAGGTCTCGAGGAAGATCTTGTAGTCGTTGGTGCTGTTCAGCGTGGAGTCGCGGACGAGTCCGAGGTCCAGCGTTCCACCATCAAGGAACAGGAAGGTGCCCTCAGCGAAGAGGTACCAGATGACCTGAGCCGGGAAGGACTCAAGTGCTCCGGCATCCTGTGCACCGAAGATCTGGCCGGTCTCGCCGTCCAGAGCCCAAGTCACGTTGATGTTGCGGACGGAGAACCAAGAGTTGATCGTGGCATCGGCCAGACCGACAGTGTCGTCCTCGCCGTTTCCGGGGATCTGCTTGGTGAGGTCCGCACGCATGGCGTTCTTGAACCACTCAGGGAAGATAACGCGCAGTGCATCGTTCACGTCCATGCGGTGACGGTTGCGGTAAGCCGCAGCAGCCTGCTCGACCTGTACGAGGATGTCCTTCGCGGCACCGAGCTGCTTGTCAGCGGTCACGGCGGTGGAAAGGGATCCGATGCGGGTCAGCAGTCGGGTCTCAGCGAAACGTGCGTGCTGGATCATGCCCAGCTCGGTGTGGCGCTCGACGAGCTCCGGGTAAGCGCGGGCTCCGAAGTTACCGAAGGTCAGGCACAGCGGGATGGCGTCCGTGTAGACGACAACCTCGGCACCAGCGATAACGCGCAGGCAAGGCTTGGAAACAGCAACACCGTTACCGGCGTCGATGTCGTTCTGGAGGGTCCAGAGGGAGACCGAGCCGTTCAGGTCGCCCAGAACCGGCGGGGTGACGTAGCGGATACCCTGACGATCTGCACCGAAGACGGCGAGAGAGTCACGGACCGGGCGGGCAGTTCCACCAAGGCCGAACAGTTCGTAGCGGACCTCAACAGGAGCGGCGGAGCCACCGGCAGCGACAAGCGCGGCAGACGCGGTGATGACATCGTCGATCTTGGTGCGGTTGCCGTCCACGTCGTTCGGGGACAGGAAGCGCTCTTCCGGGAAGGTGGTGGTGAATGTAGCAACGGTGTGCTGCTCGCCGTCTCCACCGGAGGTGCGGCCCATTCCCTTCTTGCGGTCAAGGATGGCCTGAGCAACGGCCTTCATGTCGGGCAGGGTGCTTCCGGCGGTGATGCCGGGCAGGTCGGCGCCTGCGGTGATTGTAACAGGCACGGTCAGGCGCGCTGCGGGGCGGCGGTCTGCCGGAGCTTCGAATTCAAGCTCTGTGGTTGCTGAGGCGGTCACGGGATCCTCGTTTCCTTCTTCATTCGTGTCTGAAGCGTCTTCGGCGTCTTCAGGTGCGGGGGTGGTGTCGTCGGTGCTGAACTCAGCGGTGTTTGCTACAGGGGCTTCTGCGGACTCGACGGCGAAGACGTTGGTCTTCTTATCCGTGTCATCCATCGGCTGCTCCGGGTCGTCCTCGGCTGCTTCCTCATCGGGGGTCTCTGCGGCCTCTTCGGCAGCGGATCCCTCGGCAGGGGCGGCATCGTCTGCATCTGGTGCAGTGTCTCCGGCGTCTTCGATCTTTTCGGCTGCTGCGTCTTCCAGTGCCTTGTGGGCAGGGGTCTCAGCAGCGGTCTCCGCAGGGGTGCCTTCGAG